GCCACCTACTCCGCCGCCTACTCCGCCGCCGCCGACTCCGCCTACTCCGCCGCCGCCGACTCCGCCAAACAACACAAACTTATGTGCGATTTAATCCGGGAACGTATTCCGGATATTGAGGTTGGATAATGGTTGGTAATATGATCTTAAATGCGGCGAATGCCGCTTCCTTTGTGTTCTGTCATTCCGTTGAAGGACGGAACACAAAATCTCTTTATGCCATTAACGTTGCTTTGAAAACCGCGCCCCTGTCCCCTTTTTGTGGGGCTCCCATCCAAATATATATATCGCGGGCATTTATGTCCGCCTTGCGTCCACCACAAACGTCCGGAAAATGGGCAGCGTTTATATTGATATTATTAAGAAATGTTACCCCCGTCTACCACGTCCGCCCTTTTCCTCACATCCATACATATGAATGTGTGCGAGTCTATATGTGTATACATTCTTTTTTTAATTACATATTTGAATTTATGAAAAATGGTCGGACTGGGCGGACGCGCCCTTGCTGGATGCGGAAAATGGTCGGACGTTTTGGGCGGACGCGACAAGACATGGCGGACGCAATTGGCACTTTTTGAGGGTTTTTTATGAATTTTGACAAATATGCACCACAAAAAAAGCAAAAGCCGCCGTTGAAATCATGGCAAGACAGCAAAGAAGTGATCCTGTTATCTGAATATCTAAAGCTGCACGCTGATCAAGGGATTAAGTTTTGTCAAACCGAAACGGGCGAGCCATGCCTGGTATTCGAACCGGGGTTACAAAAGCAAGAGAAGGATCCGGAACGCTGGGCAATCGCTGAAGCTGCCGAAGGTTTGTTTATGTCTGCCGATGCCGATCTCAAAGAACTGATGTCCGTCGGCCTTCTCACTCCGCCCTTGGCGCCACACCATAAAGGAGAATAAAATAATGAACATCAATATTGAACTCATTGGCGTAAAAGAAGCGCTGGATCTATTCGATCCCAAGAAGGTGATCATGGCTGCCAACAGTGCCTTGAATAAAGTCGCTGCCCAAGCCAAGACCGAAGCATCCAAAGAGATTAGGGAGGCGTATAATGTGCCTGCGGGTAAACTGTCCGAGTTCTTACGTCTGACAACCAGAGCTTCAGGCAACCGAATGGAGGCGATTATCACCGGCAAGGGGATCGGTATTGCCTTGTCTTATTTTGGTGCGAAGCAAGAGGGCATCAGCACAACGAAGAAGCAATTGCGTTATACACGTCGAGCCACTGCCGGCGCATTCGGTCATCGCTATGGTGGGCAGGTGAGCGTTGAAGTTAAGCGCGGTGCACGCAAGCCGCTCAGTGGGCAACCCAAACCCTTTATGGTGCAGTTCAAATCGGGGCACATCGCAGTTGTCCAACGTATAGGCAAGGAACGAAAGCCTATCAAACAACTGCTAGGCCCGGGCATTGGTCTGTTGTTTGGCAGTAAGAAGATCATGGACAACGTGAAGAAGGTAATCCAGGAGAAGTGGACGGGTATATTTACACACGAACTGGATTGGCGCATTAATAAGAAATAACAACAGAATCGATGCCTTAAAAGGAAACAACAATGGGATTGATGTATGAAATATCAATAGTGATTGCCCAAATGATCGCGGGTCCTTCCAGGGGGTTCGCTTGCTTACGGGTTCTCACGGCGCGAGATTTTTATGCATTTGAAATAAAAACTGGATGGAAAAATGGAAACCATTGAAAATACTGCAACAATTAACAATGTTGATCAGGCTGTTACATCTGCCGCGGCGGTCGATTGTCCGCGAAGGTGCGTTAATAAATCTGAACGTTTTACGCCCGGGGATGTGTTGGCTATGTTCGGTGCAGACCTCTTGGATGAACAACGTTGTCGCATCTGGGTGTTGACAAAAATTCATCCCAAAGGCGCGCACTGCCCAAGATGCGGCAATAATATCGGGCCAGCGAAATTTATCCTTACATTGCCGAGCTTTTGGAAGGGTGGGCGTGTTAGGTGCGATCAGTGTGGAAAATATTTTACGGCGCTGACTGGCACGTTTTTGAGCGGATGCCATCTCAAATTCAGGGAGATTATTTTGCTGGCGTTGTTGCTCGCGCTGGATGTGCCGGATAAGCAGATCGCGGCGATTATAAAGATGAGTGCGGAAAACGTGCGGCTCTGGAGATTAAAATTTAATGGCCAAAAAAAGTAAGCAGAAATCAAAGGCAAAAGCGAAATCGAAATCAGCGCAGAAAAAAAAGCCCGCTGCCACACCCGCGCCGGCGCCCACACTGAGCAACATCTTAACCGTTGTCGATTATCTGACCAAGGCTGGCTGGCGGCTGAAAAAATCCACGGCTTACAAGCACCATGAGGAAGGCAAACTGCGACCCGGGAAAGACGGCACCTATGCGATTGCGAAAGTCGATAAATATGCCGCGACGTTTTTAAAAAAGCTCGATGGCACGACCAATGATGAGCTGGATCGCTTTCAGGCCAACCGGGCGCAGGCCGAAATGGAGAAAACAAAGAATCAATCAGAACATTGGGCTCTCCGGAATAAAATGCTCAAGGGCACGTTGGTAGAAAAGGGCGAATTCGAACGCGCCCTGGCTCAGCGGGCGGCAACATTAAAGGTCGATATGGAGGCTTTTATCCGGTCCGGTGCCGGAGGCATCATTAAGCTGGTCGGCGGCAAGGCCGATAAGACACCCGATCTGATCGAATACATGCTTGATGAGGCCGCGGGATGGCTCAATCGCTATGCTGAGGAGAGGGATTTTGTAGTGCCGGCTGCGACGGCCGCGGCGCTTTTGGCAAAGGAAGAGCAAAAAATAGATGACGAAGAGGAATAAAGTCCCGATTGTCTAACGGCAACGGGATCAATTCAACCAACCAATTTCAGTGCGCTTTGCTTCTGAAATTCGGGTTTCATTGAGAGGATGAAGATGATGAATAAAAAAACGTATCAGGAAGTTCCGCTTAGCGCCATTCAAACCAATCCGTTAAACCCGCGCAAGAATTTTGCGGGGCCCAAGTATGATGAGCTGGTGGCTTCCATCCGGAAGGTCGGCGTGATCGAGCCGATTCTGCTTCGGCCGCTTCCGGATGAGAGCGGCAACTATGAAATTGTCGCCGGAGAAAGAAGATTCCGCGCGGCTTGTCAACTGGCTGAGCAAAATGGTGGGAAAGTAGAAAACACCATCCCTGCGCTTATCCAGAACATGACCGATGATGATGCCTTTGAGCTGATGACTATCGAAAACCTGCAACGCGAGGATCTAACCGAGCTCGAAGAGGCGCAGAGCTTCAAGATCTATCTCGCGCGTAAGGGCAAGGATGCTCTTCCGGAGCTGGCGGAGCGTACCGGCATCAATCCGCGCTACATTCAGCGGCGTGTTACCGTGCTGCAGCTGCCGGCGAAGGTACTCAAAGCCTGGGAAGAGGGGAAAATCAAGTATGGGCATTGCGAGCAGCTCTGCCGGCTGAAAGATGAAAAGCAGATCATGGCGCATTTCAAGGGCATATTCTGGGGCGGCAACGAAATCGCGCCAGTAGCGCGGCTGAAAGAAGGGATCGATCGCGAATCCGCACCGCTGAAAAAGGCAAAATTTGATCTGGAGAAAGCCGGCTGCCGGGCCTGCCCATCCAATTCCGATGTCCAGCGGGAATTATTCGGCGAAAAAACTGCCGGTGTCTGCTGCACTGATCCGGCCTGCTTTAATAAAAGGCAGCGTGAATGGCTGGAAGCCAATTGGAAAACATATGGCAAACAGTTCGGCACCAATGGATTCCGGTTTAACGATAAAATTAACTACGATAAACATCATGATTTTGATAGCTGGGTAGGTAAGTCTGGTGAAAAATGTAAAGAGTGCGCCGGCTTCGTTTCCATTCTTCATCAGGATGGAAGTATTCAGGATAATCAATCCTGTATTGGCGATAGCAAATGTTTCAGTGCTATATGTCAGGCCAGTAAAGCCGCGGCGAGGCAGAAAGAAAAGGGCGCCAAGTCCGGCAAAAGCAAGGGCAAGGCGGCAACTGCAGGCGAGCCCCGCGTCAGTTGGCACGGTGAGTTTTTTCGGGAAGAGTTTTATAAAACTGCCATTCCGCAGCGGATCGAAAAGCTCGGCAATGAACATCATTTGACCCAACATTTTCAACCGGATACGAAAGATAAAATTCTGCGCCTTTCCATTCTCTCACTTTTGATCGCCAACCACGATTTGATAGAAAGATTTGCCGGGGCGCACCTGGAGATGTTTTACTGGGATGAGAAAAAAGGCCACCTGACAGATAAGAAAGGCAAAATGTGTTTTTCTTTTGATA